CTTCTCTCATGCTTCATTCTCTTTTGAGTGATTGTTTTGGTGGATTAGTTGCTAGTGTTGTCGTATTTGTGTTGGATGTACTTTATTCCAATGTTTATAAGATGATGCCTGCTTTTGCTCGTTCAATCGCTTGGACACCATTGTCCTTGCGTATCATGTATCTTTCGCCTCCCAACCTTTTCATTGATTTCAATGACGCTTGTGGATCTACTGATACAGTCCATGATTTAGAACGTTGCATAACTAATCTAGAAACTACAAGGTCTCTGTATGTGTTGTGTCTTTATCCATTGCTAATTTTCTGCATTGTGGTATTGTCCTATTACATATGGAAATTTTGTAATGCAATCAAGATTGAAGAGTTTCAATCGTGGCTGATTGGTGTCTTGAGTAGTCCTCTTACTCAACTGAGTGAATACAAGATTGTGCGATCTAGTTTTCACTTTACGACTATACCACAGCATTCGTTAACAAAATCACATTCCCATCCTGTATCTGCTAAGATACGTAATGATGCATCTAGTTTTATGGATAATTTCTCAGCACTTATTGGCCGTACTGCCTATTTTGTTCAGAAATCATCCTCTGATGAAAGTAAAAATAGAGCTGGTTCTCGAACCTATTTTTGGCATAAGGATCTTTCTGCTTCTTATTCCACTTTCTCCCCTTCTAGAGATGATATTATTTGTTTGTCTGATGTTGATTATTATTTAGATATGCCTTATTTGTTGCATCAACATCCTCAGATATATATCATCAGCACATTCACACCCACCTCTGTCGCTCACTCTACTGGTGAATACAATTTTTCGTTTAATGAAATGAACGAAGTCCAGTATGTAGTTTCAGGAGGTGCTAAATACCAACATCCTATTTGGGCTTATGATAGTGATGTTATTACTTCCGTTTATTGTCCTTGGTATTTATTATGGTTATTTAACATTTGTACTTCTTATAATGTTGAGCGAAAATTTTTGGATCCCCATCATAGTTTATTGTGTCTTGTACCTTTCAAGCGCTATGTTACTAGTAGATGGATGCGGTTGCAGGGTGCCCGCATGGAACGCTTTAAACCTGTACAGGGCCGTTTTCTCCGCATGAGCGTTGTTGAGAAAGATGGCACGAAAATTAGCACTGGAATAGTTGGGAATCTTTATTCCACTACCATCCCTGCCAAATGGGATGAGGCCATTGCTACCGCTGCTAGAGTTAGTGCAACGAAAATAACTCCTGGTTTGTTAAGATCTACTTGTCATCAGATAGATCTGGATCAAACTCAGTCGTATTTGCTTACTGAATACCATAGCGCTAAACAACCATGGGCTGGACCTTCGATATTCCCAATGTCTGAATCCATCCAGCAATATCAATTCACTCCAAAGGAGTACGAACCTGATGCCAAACCTTCTCTTAAACCTTTCATGAATCCCTTTATGTTAGATTGTTATGCCCCTGATACCTCTCGTGCTAATGAGATAAGAGCTGTTGAAGGCAGAGTTCTAGAGTTGAAATCAAAAACTCCTCCTGTGAAAACCCCCTTTTTAACACAGTGTATGAAAGAATTTGTCGAACTTCTTGTTCCTGATAACATCGCCGGCACTGGCCATCCAGCTAGTGTTGATGAAGTGTATCAACGACAAAATCGTCCTGCACAGAGGTCAATATTGGATCGTGCTGTTCAATCTTCTTCTTTAACTGCTGCTTCTATTGCTAATATATTCTTAAAGAAAGAACCTTATGCTGATGCTAAGGATCCTCGTGTTATTACAACTTACCCTGGTGTCACCAAGCTTCATTATTGTCGTTTCATTTACGCGTTTGATGCTGGTGTTATATCTGTACAAGATTGGTATGCA